GGATGCGGGAGGTGCGGAAACAGATGAAAATCTTGTTGGGAAAATACCGAAGACACCTGCAAGGAGCAGAAAGTAGGCATTGATGCAAAGGAAGTCATTCAAGGAAATTTTAAATCAGGATATTGAGAATGTATTCCTTAACACTTTGGAGTTTGCAGATATTCATAATGTAGATGGAAAAGATATGCCGGTGCAGGTAGATGACAATGAAGTTATTGAAAGAGAAAAGAAAGAAAGGTCTCACATGGATGGCTTATATGTGAAGCAAAAGTTGATTTATGTGAAAGCAAAGGACTTTGGATCATTGCCTGCGATCGGAAGGCAAATCATGCTTGACGGTAAGCGATATTTAATTACTGACTCTACAGATGAGTATGGTATTTATACGATAACGCTGGAAGGAAATAGGAGCAAATGATTGAGTTTGGTATTGATGAGGTTAGTCTGTCAAGGGTTAGAGCTAAACTTTTGTTGTTCGAAAATCAAGTGCCTAATGTTATAAAAAAAGCCTTAAACGCTACTGCCAGAGATGCAAAGACAGCTCTGGCAGATAAAGCTAGGGAGACGTATGCTGTAAAATCTCCAAGATTTAAAAAAGCAATTAGGCAGAAAAATGCAACCGCTTCAAATCTTGTTGCAACTTTAAATATAACCGGAAAGGCTACTGCACTATCAGATTTTAAATATAGAAGGCATAGTGGTGGAGCGAGTGCAAGGGGTAAGCTTTATAAAGATGGAGCTTTAAAGGACTTGTCACTGAACGATAAGTTAAAAGCATTTGTTGTAAAGTACCATTCAGGACATGTAGCTGTAGTGAGGAGAGACCCACCTAATAAATATACAAATGGTATATCTAAGAGAAAAGAAACCGGTGGAGATACTACTAAATTAAAAGAATTTTACAGCCCATCAATCCCTAGAATGATTGGAAATGAGTTAAAAGTATATGGCATCGTCAAGCCTAAGATACAAGAAAGCTTGAAGAAGCATATAAATAGGGAAACAAGTAGAATTTTCAGAGGTAGATAATGACAGCAGGAAATCTTCAAAAAGAGTTGATGAAAGATATCGGTGGTATTTTTGAAAAAGGTTTATTTAAAGATTCTCTTGGTAAGTATGGTTCACTAAATATATATGCACAGAATCTTCCAATACGAGAAGATGAAGATGCACCGGATCCTGTTCCATACATTATCGTGAGGATTTTAGATGGCAAGATAAAAGGATGGGTGGAAGCACAGGAAGTTCAGGTGATGTTAATTCTTGGATGTTTTGATGACAATTTGAACAATGATGGTCATGAGACATTGCTTGAATTAATTCAGAAAATTAGTGAGAGATTTTTGAAAAATCCTATCTTGGCAAATCAGTTTGTATTTTTAAATGATGAACAGCATCCATTTGAGTGGGCTCTTCAGGAAGAGGAGTCATTCCCATATTTTTTTGGAGCTATCAGCATGACTTTTAAGACAGCAGCTATAAGAACGGAGGATAAATACGCATGAGTGAACTAAAGAAAACAATAACAGAACCGGTGGAAGAAGAAGTAAGAGCACTTATACCTACAGCCCAACCCAAGGAAGTGGAAACACTTGTTTATGTTGGTCCTACAATAGTAGGTGTAGCAAGTCACAGTACTATATTCAATAATGGTCTACCGGATAATTTAAAGGCAGCAATTGATAAAGAGCCTGCATTTAAAGGATTAGTTATTCCTGTAAACAGGCTTGCAGATGCACTAAAAGAAATTGAGACGAAGTCAGGAGCAACATTCTCATTATATGAAAAGGTTGCAGATTATAAATTACAGGAGGATAGTTAATGGCTTATAATCACGGAATAAGAATTGAGGAACAGGCAACAAGTATTGTTGCTCCAATTACGGGAAGTGCAGGACTACAGGTTGTAATTGGAACTGCACCGATAAATCTTGCAAAAGACCCATATAGTGTTACTAATGTACCACTGATTGCATATAGTTTTTCAGAGGCAGCGAGTCAGCTTGGATACAGTGATGATTTTAAAAAATTCACTCTCTGTCAAAGTATGGATGCAAGTTTTAGGATTTTTAATGTGGCTCCGATTATTTTTATTAATGTATTGGATCCTAAAAAGCATAAAAAAGACAATACAGAGGCTTCAGTAAATGTGGTTGCAAAGCAGGCAAAGCTTGAAGAAGATGGGATTCTTCTTGATACTTTAGTGGTTAAAGATGGAGCTACCACACTTACAAAAAATGAAGATTATATTACAAGTTTTACTGATGATGGAAAAGTACTGGTATCTCTGATTGAGGGAAGTTCACATGCAGGAGCAAGTACATTAACAGTAAAGTCCACAAGTATAGATCCTTCGGCTGTAAAGGCAAAGGACATAATTGGTGGATATGATGCAGCTACAGACAAAGAAAGTGGGCTTGAACTTATCAGACAGGTATATCCGAGGTTCAACATGACACCCGGGCTTTTACTTGCACCTGGATGGTCACAAATACCTGAAGTAGGAATTGTTTTGGGAAGCAAGTGTTCGGAAATCAATGGAGTATTCAGTTGTGAATGTGTCCTTGATTTAGACAGCAGTAGTACCGGAGCAAAGAAGTACAGTGCAGTTGGAGAGTGGAGTGAAAAAAACGGAGATACAAATAAACATAGCGTTGTGCTATGGCCACAAGTAAAGGTTGGTAAGAAGCAGTACGCATTTTCGGCAATATTTGCGGCACTTACTGCTTATACAGATGCAAGTAATGATGATGTTCCAAATCTTTCACCTTCAAATAAGATGGCAAAAATCACAGGACTGGTACTTGATGACGGAACAGAGGTAACACTTGATCAGAATCAGGCAAATCTACTTAACAGTCAGGGTATTATTACAGCAATTAATGTTAATGGTTGGAGAACTTGGGGAAATAATACAGCAGCATATCCTGGGGTAACAGATCCTAAAGACAGATGGTTTTGCTGTAGAAGGTTTTTTTCATGGTGGGGTAACAGTTTTATTATGACGTATTTCCAGAAAGTGGATGACCCTGCAAATTATCGTTTAATTGAATCAATTGTCGATAGTGAGAATATCAGAGGAAATTCATATACATCACAGGGCAAGTGTGCAGGCGCAAAGATTGTATTTGAGGAAAAGGATAATCAAATAACAGACATACTGAATGGTAAGATTAAATTCCGTCAATATTTGGCACCTTATACACCGGCAGAGGATATCCTTAATGTTTTAGAGTTTGATCCAAGCATGCTTGCAGCAGCAATAAGTGGAGGAGGTAATTAATTATGGCAGGAGTTCTTGGAATACCGGGAGTGATTAACAATTTTAATCTTTATTATAAAGGAACTGCTCTTGTGGGATTGACAGGAGAGATAACTCTCCCTGACTTTGAAGGAACAACGGAGACACTTAGCGGACCGGGTATACTTGGAGAAATAGAAGAGGTTGTAATCGGAGCTTTCGGAAGTATGGAGCTTGAAATCCCTTTCCGTATACTTGATGAGGATGCTTTTAGCCTTATGTCTCCAACAGAAACTCTTGACTTAACTCTTAGAGCAAGTGAACAATATACGGTAAAGAGTACCGGTGGAATAGATACTAAGGGAATGAGAGTTGTAGTCAGAGGAAGGCAAAAGAAACTTACAGGTGGAACCATTAAGCAGGGCGGAGCAATGGATGCATCCGTTACTGTTGAGGTGGCATATATCATGATAGAGCTTGATGGTAAAAAGAGAGTTGAACTTGATAAGCTTAATAATGTTTACAAAGTCAATGATAGAGATTTGTTGGCAAAGATTAGAAGTCAGTGCTAAAGGAGATGGATATGGTAGATAAAGATAAAGTAGTTGATGTATCAGTTGCTCAGGATATTATTGTAGAGGGTTCTGACTCTGAAAATTCTATGGTGATTACTTTTTCAAGAAAGTACAACTATGAGGGCAAGGAATATGGACAGGTAGATTTAAGTGGATTAGAGGATATGACTGCAACCGATATGATTGCAGCAAATAAAATACTGGAAAAAAGTGGAAGCTTCTCATTCTTACCTGAGATGTCACTTGAATATGCTTGTATCATATCAGCAAGAGCAACAAAGATGCCTTTAGAATTTTTCCAGAGATTACACCCACGAGATGCTATCAAAGTAAAAAATAAGGTAACATCTTTTTTTTACGGAGAGGGATAAGACCTGAAGATGGTAAAAATTTAAGAAAAATTGCAATACAGCTTGCTATGTCATTACAGACAGGGATTGATTATTTTCTATCCCTGTCTGTTTTTGAATTGATAGAAATAGCAGAGGAGGTGGAAGAGATTGGCAGGAAGCAGCGAGCAAGAGCTGGCAATTCGAATCGCAGGTAAAGTAGAGAACTCTTTGAAGCAGAGCCTTGGCATGACTGAAGATGGGATTAGTCACCTTGCAGGAATGGCAAAAAAAGCGGCTGTTATGATTACAGGAGCTTTTGCTGCGATAAAGGTTGGACAATTTATTGGAGATGCAGTTAGCGAATATTCAGAGTTTGAACAATCTATGGCCAATACTTCGGGTATTGCCGGTGCTACTGCAAGTGAATATGAAAAGCTCTCAAAAGCCGCAAGAGATGCAGGAAAAGCTACAACCTTCACCGCCTCAGAAGCAGCAGATGCCCTTGGTTATATGGCTCTTGCAGGCTGGGATGTTGAGACCAGTACGAAAGCACTCACACCTGTTCTAAAACTGGCAGAAGCTACGCAGGCAGACTTAGCGACTACAAGTGATCAGGTCACAGACTCAATGAGTGCAATGGGAGTCGGTATAGATGAACTGCAGGAATACCTTGATGTAGTAGTCATGACAAATAATAAAGCAAATACTACATCTGCAGACTTGATGGATGCGATGATTGGATGTGGTGGAGCTGCAAGGGCATCAGGTATGGATTTCAAGGAGACGGCAACCGCACTTGGTATATTGGCGAACAACGGTGTAAAAGGTGCAGAGGCTGGTACTGCCTTGAATTCTATGTTGGTTCGTATTTCAACTAAAGATGCAGCAAAAGCGGCATTTGAAGACCTTGGTGTTGCAGTCTATGATAATGCAGGCAAAATGAGAGATATGCGTCAAATTCTCATAGACTTAAATGGTGCAATGTCAGGCTTGACAGAAGAAGAGAAAAATAACTACATGGCCGCAATTGCAGGAACAAATTATTATTCGAAATTCGGCTATCTGCTGGATGGTGTAAAAGAAGGAGCTGATGGTGCGGCTTCGGCATGGGATGCATTGGCAGATAATCTTAATAATTCTTCGGGTGCACTTGATACGATGGATGCTAGAGTTACTAACACATTAAAAGGTGCCTTTGCGAGATTTGGAAGTGCAATAAGTGATCTTAAAATTTCTATGGTCGAGGCTTTTGGACCACATGCTATTAAAATAATGGATGGACTATCCAATACTATTCCTAAAATCACAGAAAACTTTGTCGGAATGATAAATAAACTTCCAATAGATGATTTTATGAACGGGGTTGGAAATATGTCCGCAGGTGTTATGGATTTCTTGGTTACACTCACCGGTGGAGAGGGAAGTATAGATGCATTTAGTAATATGATGAGCGATACTTTCGGAATTGAACTGCCTGAGTCAATAAGAAGTGCTATAGAGGTTGCACAGGATTTTATAAAAAGAGGTCAAGAAGTTGCGGGTTTTCTCATAGGAACTTTGAAAAATGCGATTGGTAATGTGATGGAGAAAATAGCAGAAAATGAACATACATTTGATGTTATTCTGGATCTTTTGAGCGATTTAAAATGGAAATTTCTTGAAGCCTTTGATAATGCAAAGCCTACAATAACATATATATCAGAAACTGCTATTCCTAATATTACTGACGCACTTCTTAAAGTAGTCGGGGGTGTGACAGATGTAGCTGACGCATTCGTACAGTGGGATGGATTCTTACCTACAATCACTGCAATAGGTGTGGCAGTTGGAGCTGTTAAATTTTATCAGCTTGTAACAGGTATTTATTCTGCTGCAAAGGCTATGGCTATTTTGAATATAGCTAAAATTAAAGATATAGCTCTTACAGCCGCAATTCATGGGTTATACATTCAGGATGCAATAGTAAAAGCTGCCAGCACAGCTCAAACATGGGCACATGTAGCAGCTACAAAGGCTGCCGCTGCAGGTCAGTGGTTATTAAATGCGGCTATGAATGCTAATCCTATCATGATAGTGGTACTTGCAATTGCCGCATTGGTGGCAGGGCTGATAATTGCATATAACAAAAGTGAAACCTTTAGAAATATTGTGAATAAAGCATTTGCAAGTATAAAGGTTGTAGCAGGAAATGTCCTTAATGCAGTTATTGGATTCTTTAAATCAGCATGGGAAGCAATAAAAGAAACTTGGAATACTTTTAAACCTTATTTCGTTAGTATATGGAACTCAATAAAAATCATATTCTCCGTAGTTGTTAGTGTATTGGGTGGAATTTTTAGGGCTGCATGGGATGTAATTAAAAATATTTGGCAAGCAGTAAAACCATTCTTTCAAAATATATGGCTTACAATTAAGAATATATTCTCTGTAGTTGGAAGTGTACTCGGTGGATTTTTCAGAGTAGCATGGTCAATAATAAAAGGAGTATGGTCTGTTGCAGTTTTATACTTCCAGATGATTTGGAATAATATCAAGGTAGTATTTTCGGCGGTAGGAAATGTAATCGGAGCATTTTTTAGAACAGCATGGGAAATAGTTAAATCTGTTTGGAATGTGGTAGGTGCCTATTTCCAAATGATATTTAATACTATTGCCGGGATTTTTTCTGTTATAGCAAGTGTTTTGACAGGTGACTTTGCTGGAGCTTGGGAAGCAATAAAAAGTATATTTGCAGGATTTGGAGCTTTCTTCCAGACACTTTGGGACTCAGTTGTATCAATATTTGGTGCAGTTGGTTCATTCTTTGGAACGGTGTTCCAAGAGGCATGGAATATGATAACTGGAATATTTGGAAATATCATAACTTTCTTTAGTGGTGTATGGGATAGTATAGTTGGAATATTTACAGAAATTGGAGTCGCAATATCTGATGCCATCAGTGGAGCTGTGAAGGGTGCAGTAAATGCTGTAATAAGTGGAGCAGCCGGAATTATTAATGGATTTATAGCAGCCATTAACATTGCCATCAGTGCAATAAATGCAATTCCGGGAGTGAGTATAAGTAAACTATCACCGTTATCAGTGCCACAGCTTGCAACAGGTGGTATCGTTTCAGATCCAACACTGGCAATGATTGGAGAAGGAAAACAAAGTGAGGCAGTGGTTCCATTGGATACATTGTGGGATAATCTTGCATCATTTGTGGACAGTGCTCTAAATCGTCAAGGCAGTGTAATAGGCACTGCACTTAAGTTATTGTCAGAACGAATGGACGATATGCTTATAGGCTCTGTTCAGACTCCGGTACCTGCATTAGTTGACGGCATATCAGGGGTAGGAAGTTCAAGGGATGACAATGCTAGGCAAACGGAAGGAATAACTATCACATATGCTCCTGTATATCATTTTGAAGGAGCAGCACCAACGAAAGATGATATTGTTCAAGCAGAGAAAGAATCACAGTCTGAATTTGATAAAAAGATGGAACAGTGGCTTAAGAGAAAAAGAAGAGTTAACTTTTAGGAAGGTGAAAATATATGAGGGTATACACAACTATTCAAGGTCAAACATGGGACCAGATTGCATATGAGGTATATGGAAATGAATATATGTGCGATAAAATCATGGATTTAAACAGGGAAAAGCTGGATATTTTCATATTTCCTGCAGGAGTAAAACTCATACTACCTGATGAAGAAAGTATGGGCAGACAATCTGTGTCAAGCGACTATCCAACATGGAGGGCTATGCTTAATGCAAAAGGCTAGAAGGGTTACATATCAAATACTTTATGACGGAGCAGAGGTAGGTCTGTCAAGCCGATGTGAAAGTATATCATATACCGACAATGATTCAGGAAGTGCAGATGAAATCACGATAGATTTGGCTGACAGAAATGCTGCTTGGGCAATGGGCAAAGGCTTCGTACCTGAAAAAGAGCATGATCTTGATGTAAGCATATTCTTCCATAACATGACAGGTACCAATACATATCAGAAGTATCACTGTGGAAACTTTACAATAGATGATATTACATATTCTGGCGGAAGCAGTGGACATAAATGCAGTATTAAAGGGATATCACTTCCGGCAAGTCAGGGCTTTCAGACAGGTAAGGTAAGCAAGACTTGGGAGAAGGTCACTGTGAAACAGATTGCTGAGGAGATAAAAGGCAAGTATGGTATGACAGACCTCTACTTTTGGGCAGGGGAACCGATAATCGAAAAGATAGACCAGGAAGAGCAATCTGACAGTGAGTTCATATCAAAACTTTGTAATGACCAAGGTCTCTTTATAAAGATTTATAAAAAGGCTTTGGTTATCTTTGATAAGACCATTTATGAAGGAAGAGGTATAACTGCAACATACTCAGAGCACGACTTTGAAGAGTGGGCTTGGAATACGACTCTGGTGGGTACGTATACCGGAGCAAAGATATCATACACACAGGTAGATAAAAATACTAAAGATGAAAAGGAAAAAACAAAAGTTATATCTGTAACTGTCGGAGATGAAACAAGGCTTTTAGTTCTCAATGAAAAGGCAGACAGCAAGGAAGAAGCTGAGAGAATTGCAAAGGCAAAGGTTAACTCTGAAAATGAAAAGGCTGTAACATTAGAGTTTACAGCTTTAGGAGATGCCAATATTGTTGCTTCATGCAATATAGAGGTAAAAGGCATGGGAAGAATTGACGGTAAGTACTATGTAACTAAGGTCAGCCATGAGCTGTCAGGAGGTTCAGGCCATAAGATGCAGGTCAGTGCCTACAAAATATTTGAACGATTATAGGAGGCGGATAATGATAAGAATAGGATTTGTAAGCAGTATAGGAAGTGGTGGAGTATCTGTCACCTATCCAGATACAGGCAAAACAACTACAGAGCTTCCGGTGCTGGCTTTTGCAGGGATAAAACAGACATTCGAAAAAGATGATGCTGTTGTAGTAGCTCATATGAGCAATGATAATTCAACGGCAGTAATTCTTGGTAAGTTTTACGCCGGAGATGATCCAAAAGCAGAGATAAATGTAAGCAATGGAGCATTAAATTTCAAAGACAAGTCGGGAAGTATCAGTTTAGCAGAGATTATTGCTAAGTAGGAGGACAAATGGCAAAGATTGGAAACTGGGGGCCTTATCTTAAATTTGAAACCAGTGATAAAAGAATCCTTACATTTAATGGATTTAAAAGGGATTTCGGAGTCAGAACTACACTACATCAGGTAATTGGTGGCAAGCCTTTGGTGGAGCTACTGGGAAGTAATCTTCAAGCTATAACATTTACGATAAAAGTTATTGCTACAAGAGGAATGTCACCTAAGAAGCTCGAAAGAAAGCTTATAAACTATATGACAGCGGGAGTAATAGCTCCACTTGTTATTGGAAGGCGAAACATATGTTCTAAGGCAATGATTACAGCGGTGTCGGAGAGCTTTGGAGTTGTGTTGAAAAAAGGAGAACTACTAAGTGCTCAATTTGATATTACAATGACGGAATATAGATAGGGAGACTATATGAATGAATTTCAGTTTGAATTTTTGGATGAGGTAGACAAATCTGAAATCAAAGATATTCTTAGAAATTTGAATAATATCTTCAGACTGTCTGAAGGCACCGTGCCACTGATTAGAAGTCTAGGACTGTCAATTGATAATGTTTCTAAAATTCCTGTAGATCTTGAAAATGATATTGCAACAGATATTGTGGCAAAGGTTGAGATGTTTGAGTCGAGAGTATCTGTAAGCAGTGTAGATTTTAAGCATACACAGGATGGAGATACAAAGATAAAAGTATACCTTGAGAGGAGTGGTGACAGTGGAGAATGGTAATCTGAAGAGTATAAAAGACTATCCTGAAATATCTTTTATTAAGAACTATACAATGGAACAGCTCGCAGATGATATGCTTGTGTGGTTTAAAGAAAAGTACAAAGAGCTTACAAGTAAGGATATTGTTCTTGGTAAGGCTGATGATAGAAGAATAATGCTTCTTGCAGGTGCTTACTTCATATATCATGGATATATGTGTATGGATGATGCAGGAAAGATGGGACTGCTTAAATATAGCCGTGGAAAGTATCTTGAAAATCTTGGAGCTCTAAAACACATACATAGAAAAACTGCAACAGGTGCAACAACGACAATAAGATTCTCGATGAATTCTAAGAGGGCATCTGCAACCGGTATACCAAAGGGAACAAGAGTGACAGCAGGTGATAGCGTGTATTTTGCAACTGATGAATATGCGGAGATACCTGCAGGAAAACTAAGCGTGGATGTGCCTGCGACCTGTACAACTGTCGGACAGGAGACAAATAACTATGATATTGGTGACCTTAACACAATAGTAGATATTATAGCTTTCATTGATGAAGTAAAGAATATTACTAAGCCTGAAGGTGGAGCAGACATAGAGTCAGATGATTCGTTAAGACAAAGGATATATATTGCTCCTGCCGCATATTCGTCGGCAGGTTCTGCAGATTCATATGAGTACTTTGTAAGACAATTTTATTCAGATGTGAGCAGCGTAAGAATCTCAAGTCCAAGCCCAAGTGTGGTAAGGGTGCGATATTTACTTGGAAATGGTGTTATACCGGAAAGTGAGTCAATAAATAGATTAAAAGAATATCTATCAAGTCCAAGTATTAGGCCACTTACGGACAACATAGAGGTTCTTGCTCCAGTTAAGAAAACATACGCTATCAATATTACTTACTATGTTAATTCAAGTGATCAGAGTAGAGCGGAAAGCATACAGTTAAAAGTGCTTTCCGCAATAAATGATTATATCAATTGGCAGAAAAGTGAAATCGGCAGAGATATAAACCCGGATGTTTTAAGGCAGAAAATTTTAAACGCAGGGGCAAAAAGGGTAGATATAACTTCGCCTATTTTTACAATTGTTGATGAGGATTCTGTCGCAAGCTTGGAAGCTCAGTCGGTGACATATGGAGGACTTGAAAATGATTAAATATAAGGATGCGGAACCTGCATCGGTATTGCCTTATATATTATCCTCAGATCCTGACATAGCTTCTATAAGCTATGCATATAAGAAAGCAATGAAAAAAATGATAGATACATCTGTGCAGACAGTACTATATGCAGATATTGATTGTATGGATGAGGAATTGCTTGATTTAATGGCTTTGGAATGTCGAACTCAATACTATGTGGAGAGTCTGCCGATTGATACTAAAAGAAAGTTGATAAAAAATTCATTAATCTGGCACCAGAGAGCAGGAACTACAGGGGCGGTAAATGAGCTTATAGATGCTGTACTTGGAGAGGGAGAAATAGTGGAATGGTTTAATTTCGGGGGAGCACCCGGAACTTTTAAAATATTAACTTCTGCTAAATTAAATGATTCTTCGCTGAAACAGTTTCAAAATATTATATCTAAAGTTAAGAATATAAGCTCCTCTCTGATAAGTGTTGAGCAAAGTTGCAAAATCGATGTGGATTTGTATGTAGGAGCAAGTATAGTTCAATCAATGAAAACTGTAATCAAATGAGGAGGATAAATGGCAAGTTTTAGAAGTACGGTAGTGACGAACACAGGTATAAGAGTGATAAATACTGCATTGGCAAATAAGCAAGAACTAAAAATCAGTAGTATAAAGTCAGGAAATGGAACTTATACAGGCGGTGAAAATTTGGAGAATGCAACAGGACTTAAAGACCTGAAAAACAGTTTTCGTGTAAAAAATATAAAGTTGGTAGATGATGTCACAATAAAGATACAAGCCTTAATAACAAATGATGAAATTACAGTTGGATATGATATCACTGAGTATGGGATATATGCAGAGGTTGATGGATCAGAAAAGCTGATCGCAATAGCTACTGCAATAAATGCAGATTTTATTCCTAGTAAAGAAAGTTCTCCGGCATCAATACTTCTTGAGATATACCTGAAGGTATCAAGAGCTAAAGAGATCCACTTTAGCTATACAGTGCCTGAGGGAGTATATGCAACCGTTGCTCAACTTGAGGGACTTATAGACAAAGACAGTGGGTTGGTAGCAGAAGCAAAGTTGCCTGATGCCTGGCTTGAAAATGTTTCTATAACAGATGTAACTGAAATAGGTACAAAAAGAACAATTAAGAGTGCATTAAGTGCTTTAGTGGCTGGTCTTAAATTTGTGGTAAATATGTTAAGTAAGACTACGGAAGTATGGATGAGAGTTGATGGCTTTACACAGACGGCACCATACACATTAAGGATTGATATGCCCGAAATGAAATCAACCTATACGCCGATTATAAGTCATTTACTTTTGGATGGCGTAACTGATGCAGAAGTTATAAAAGGAGCATGGAAATCTTATGACTGCATAGACAGGGTGGATACTTTTGACGGATATATAATCGTGTCCTGCTTTGGAAAAAGACCAAAACAAGACATATTACTGGGAATAAAAGGGAGGTAAGCTATGGCAAAAGCAATTTTAATGAACTTCCCAAATAACCCAACTGGGGCTGTAATGGGACGTGAAGACTTAGAAGCGGTTTGTGAAGTGTTGAAACGCCACGATATTATCGTTGTTTCTGACGAATTATACGGAGAATTAACATATACAGGTAAACCTCACGTGTCTGTTGTCGAAATCGATGGCATGCGTGATCGTACGATTTTAATCGGAGGCTTCTCAAAAGCATTCGCGATGACTGGATGGAGACTTGGATATGCCTTAGCTCCAGCGCCAATCATGGAACAAATGTATAAGATTCACCAATTTGCGATTATGTCAGCTCCAACACTTAGCCAATATGCAGGTGTGGATGCCCTTCGTAATTCAGATGATGATATTGCAGAAATGCGAGATAGCTACAACCAACGTCGCCGTTACTTGGTGAAACGTTTCAAAGACTTAGGTATTCCTTGCTTTGAACCATTTGGAGCTTTCTACATCTTCCCAAATATCTCTCAATTCGGTTTGAGTTCTGAAGAATTCGCAATGCGCTTAGTAGAGGAAGAACGCTTAGCCGTTGTTCCAGGAACCGCCTTTGGAGAATCGGGTGAAGGGTTCCTACGTATCTCTTACGCTTACTCAATCGAGGACTTAAAAACAGCCTTAGATCGTATCGAGCACTTCATTACGAAG